TTATTCAAAAGAAGGTTGCTTCACAATCTATGAAGCCAAAGACATAATAAAGTTTAATCAATCACAGAAAAGTAAAGTAAGAATTCTCAAAAGAACCGATTATATCAGAATATTGAATGCCGCTTGCAACTCTTGGGAAGATAAACTTAGTTGTAAATTCGCAAAACAATTCTCAATATTTGATGAAGTAGAACTTGATGAATCATTTTACAATGAAATCATAGGTGCTTGCGATAGTCAACAATTGAATCTGATGAATGAAATATTTCCAATAGAATATAGCATTGGAGATAAGGTAATCACTAATGGGTATTCCAAAAAATTCGATGGAAAAGTTTTGACAATTATAGATATATCGTATTCTAATGATGTTGGTTTTTGTTGCTTTGAAGAAGGATCTGATGATTGTAATTTTAATATCAATAAAATTGAAAGATTTGCTACTGATGAAGAAGTCCAAGCAACTAAGTACTACCCAGAAGGAACTCCTTGCTTGGTTAGAGGTTGGGACAATACACCTTGGCAATTAGCTTACGCTGATGGTAAGGGTATGTTTTATGGATTTGGTAATAAAAGTAATTGGAGTCAATATCAAAAACTTGATATTAACAATTTACCAAGGCAATAAGATATGTATTTATAAATAAAATCAGAAAAGCAGCTTTATTAGGTTGCTTTTTTTTATTTTTACAAAAATTTTCTATTTATGTTAGATAAGACATTAAAAGACCTAGAATTCCAAGAGGCTAAAATAACGGTTCAAAGGGAACTTGCCTTGAAGAAAGCAATAGCCTCTGATAATGCTGATGACATAGTGAAGGCGCAGAATTATTGGTTGCAGAAACAGAAAACTGATAAGGACACTGGCAAGGGGCTGATTGTTGATCCACAGCAAACCTATTTATCCTCTAATGGGTACATAGAGAAGAACTTCAACATAAGCTTTCAGGTACTTAGGCAAATGTCCAGAACACCTGTCCCAAGGGCAATCATAGGAACAAGAAAGGAGCAGGTAGCTGAGTTCTGTTCACCACAACGAGACAAGTATTCACCAGGATTTATTATAAGGAAGAAGAATACTGATTATTATGGTAATGGGGGTGAAACAAAGAATTCAAAGGAAGATATCAAGACAATCAATAAGCTTACAGACTTTGTATTGAATTGTGGGGATAATTCAAACAAGTGGCATGGTGATGATTTTGAATCTATGATTCGTAAGCTTGTGCAAGATTCTTTAAGCTTTGATCAATATACGTTTGAAGTGATACGCAATCGCAAAGGGCAAATAAATGAATTCCTTGCACTTGACGCAGCCACTATAAGGGTTGCCGATACGTATGACAGTGACTCATTGGCTCGCAACAATACAGAGATGAAGAAGGTGAATGGGTACTATCCATCCCACGTTCAGGTGTATCAGTCTAGAGTGATGGCTGATTTCTATCCTTGGGATTTATGTTTTGGTGTAAGGAATCCACAATCTGATTTATTTTCCAATAATTATGGTCGCTCTGAGCTCGAAGATCTTATCTCAACTGTTACTTCACTTCTTAATGCAGATGCCTACAACTCTAATTATTTCAAAATAGGTAGTAATCCAAAAGGTATTTTAAGAGTAAAGAACCTTAATACCTCAAGGCTTGAAGAATTCAGATCACAATGGATGGCAGAAATGGCTGGTGTTCAGAATTCACATAAGATGCCAATACTTGATGCTGACAAGGTTGATTTCATAACCACACAACAATCCAACAAGGATATGGAGTATGGCAAATATTATGAATTCTTGTTGAAGATAGCCTGTGCCATTTATACAATATCACCAGAGGAGATAGGTTTCCCACTTGAGGGTTCAGGTGGCGGCTTGGGTAATGGTGACAATAAGACAGAACTAGAATACAGCAAATCAAAAGGACTTTACCCACTACTGCGAAACCTTGAGAAATCAATGAACAAATATATAGTTGGTCCTGCTAGTGAAAACGAATTTGAATTCGTCTTTGTTGGTTTAAGGGAAAGGACTGCAGAGGCTGAACTTGAAATGCAAGTGAAAGAAGTGCAATATCTCAAGACAGTAAATGAAGTGCGCAAAGCTAGGGGTGACAAGGAGATTGACGGAGGTGATATAATATTGAATCCGATATTCTTTCAAGCTGAACAAGCAAAAGCAACGGGTGAACAACAAGAATCAAATGACTATATGGACTCTTATGTTGATGAGGAGGAGGATGAAGATTACAACCCATTTATGAAATCATTACAGACATTTGTCAACGACGAACTTTAAAAATAAAAATTATGATAGGTTTATATGAAAAGCAACGAGATCTTGTAAAATCAAATATCTCGAATATGTATGGCAGTTCATTGGTTAAGTCACAAGAAGAACTAATACGGGCTTCGGCTGCTGATTTCATTGAGAAAGGTAAGAAAGCACTTGAAGGTGAAATCAAGGATTGGTCAGGTAAGAAATATCAAAAGACCAATGGTAAATGGGTTCCTGTGAAATAAGGGGGATCTGAAGAAAAGAAATAACAATGGAAATACAAGTAGGTAAATCTTTATATACTCAAAACAAAAGTGGTGAATGGGTCTGGAAATCAGACCTAACAACTAAGCTGTTGAAACCTGAGTATAAAGATTTGCCCCGTATTAAAGCTATATATAAAATCGAAGAGGATTGGTCTAAATCGTTTAATAATTTGATAACACAGGGCTTGAAACAAGGTCTAAAACAACTAAAATGATGTTGGAAAGTATAAAGAAACACAGAGAGCTAATAAAGGCCCAAATTGGTGGGAGTTTCGCAGTAGAGAAACCCCCTGGCATTGATATTGAAAAGGGTAAAAAAGCCACGGAAGGCGAAATACGTGAGTATTCAGGTAGGAAATATCAGAAGAAAGGTACCAAGTGGGTCCCTTATAAGGGGGCTGGTGCTCCTGCTAAAAAAGAGGACAGTCCAACTAAATCACCTGAAAGACCTGCAGAACCGGATCCAACAGCACCTATACCCGCACCAGAGGTTGACGTCAATAAAAGATTCGGTGCTTTCTCACGATACATAAAAGCTGTCATTGGGGGTAGTTCAAAAGCATTAATAGCTTATGGTAGTGGTGGTGTAGGGAAAACTTATACAGTGACAAAGCAACTTGAAGCAGCAGGTAAAGTTGCCTATGATGAGGATACTCATGTTAAGGGGGATGACAACTATGACTACATCAAGTTTACTGGTAAGATGACCGCTCCAGAAGTGTATAAGAATATGTTTGAACACAACGGGAAGCTATTATTGTTTGACGACTGTGATTCTGTATTGAGGGATTCAGCTGCAATAAACTTATTCAAAGGTGGGCTTGATAGTTCAGGTGATGGTGGTATTGCCTACGGAACTTCTGGTGGCGTAAAAAGTGATGAAGGTGAGAAGATACCAAAGAGATTCAAATTCAAGGGTTCTGCAATATTTGTTTCTAATTTAAAGTCGGATCAAGTTCCACAACCAATAAAATCAAGGGCGTTGCGTATTGATTTAACAATGACACCTGAACAAACAATTGACAGGATCAAGTTCATTGCAGCAAACAAAGATGGTGAATACCGAAATCTGAAGTTTCCTGGTGTCGATAACTATACACACGAAGAACTATCTGACATAATAGATTACCTCGACAAGTACAAACACACCACAAGTGATTTGAATGTTAGAACAATAGGTTCTCTACTTTCAATTAAGCAGGTTGCAGATTCAGAAGGTGTAGACTGGAAAGAAGACGCTGACCACATGATTTTCTCTAAATCACAAAGGGCTGAGGCAATAAATGTTCTCGGTCTTGAAAAGTTCTTCCTTCCTGAATACGATTAATATATAGAAAATTGTGATATATTCTCAACAATCCATAGATTCCTTATTAAAGGAAATCAATAAGAAAGTAATCCTGTTCCAATCTTCACTGGGGGTGGGTTTACTTTCTGAAATGGAGAAAGACGTACTTGTTGAATCAGGTTTCGATCTTGATAAGTTGTATATGTTGCATGAAGATCCGTTGTTTCTCCAATACCAGCTCGGTGTGATATCTAGGACGATTGGCGATCCTGCTACAAATAAGATGTCATCTGAAAAACTAAAGAACATAATTAAGCAAGGTAAACACATACCGCTGACCAAGCGTGAAGAAGACAGCCTTAATTCAATTAAGAGGCAGTCCTTGAATGATATCCGTTCCCTTAATGGTAAAATCTTCAGTGATGTGAACAACTCAATATTGTCAACTGAAAAGAATAACAGGCTTGCCTACGAGAAGGTAATAAGAGATGAAATTGAACGAGGCTTAATAGAACGCAAAACCAGGAAGGAAGTTGCCCAAGAACTAGGTCGTAAAACAGGCGACTGGGCACGTAATTTCAACAGGATCGTACAATATGTTTCCCACCAAGCTTTTAGTGAAGGCAGGTTAGCAATGGCAGAGCGTAAGGATGGGCTAAAAGCTAAGATTTATATTGATGTTTATGTAGGGGCTTGCAAGCATTGCATCAAGGCTTATTTGACTTCTGGGATGGGGAGTAAGCCAAAAGTATTTACAGTTGAACAGCTTTATTCAAACGGAAGTAATATAGGTAGGAAAGCTAATGAGTATCTGGCGACAGTTCCACCGATGCACCCACATTGTCGTTGCACACCACACCACCTTGAAGAAGGCGAAGAATGGGACAGTGAAAAGAAAGCCTTTTATGTGCCACAAGATAAGGTATATGAAAGTAAGGGTCGAAGAGGCAAAATAGAAGTCATATTCAATGATAAAAAATATCTTGTTTAAAGTGGATTTATTTTCACAAAAACTTTTTTATTCCAAAAATAAGGGTTAAATTTAAATTATCAAAGAATTTCTTTGACAACTCATAATTCACTTAATTTTTAAAATAGAAAAATAAAATTCAAATTTACAAAAATTAAAATATACAAAATAATGAAGGATCTAATATTTTTCAAAGACAATGTCAAGTTAGCTACCTTTAGGGTGGATTCAATTTCTAGTTCAAATACTGGGAACATAACTGTACTTGAAACCTATTCCCTAGATGACAGGGATTCAGCAGCATTAGATGCTGACACAAAGGGTTTGGCTGAGAATTTCAAGAAGCTTGCACACACCTTTGAAAGCTTCATCACCTTTACAGAAGACAATGGTTTATCTCTAGTTGCAGCTGATACAAATGGTAGAAATATCAGTTTGGTGTCAGGAACATTTGAGATAGAGAATGCTTCACTCGCTGGTGGTGCTGAAGATGTTGCCTACGATGGTGATACATTAACAGCAACGGGTGGTAGTGGGATTTATAAATTTGAGGTTGAGTCGGGAACATTACCCGCTGGTATCACACTTGCTAGTACTGGGGTTCTTTCTGGCACACCTACAACCGCTGAGGCTTATGCTGTCACTTACAAAGTGACCGATATTTACTTCGGCTTTACTGCTACAAAAGAATTGACGATCACTATTACGGTCTAAGATATATGATTTGTTTTTAATTGGTTAAGTCCTACTAAATGGCCTGTCGCATCGGCAGGTCTTTTTTCTTTTTAAATCAATAATTCTATAAAACTGATTGCCATTAAGTAATAAGGCGAAAAAACAAAAATTAAACGACAAGACGTGAAGCAATTAAGCAAAGAAGAGCAAGCCTTTTGTATAATTGAAAAGGCATTTGAGGATTCCTTAATAGACACGGAAACATATTTGTCTTCTTTGGAATTTATAAGGAAATTTAGAAACGAAGTTGTTGATTCACAATCTAAGGTTTACGCAAATTCCATTTTGTTTAACAGCAAAGGTGAGATACTGTTTTTAAGACGTTCAAAGCAAGATGTTTTTGAAGCCGATAAGTTGTGTCTTCCTGGTGGAAAGGTTGAGCTGGGTGAAGATAATGGCGACGCAGCACTACGTGAGCTCAAAGAGGAGACGGGTATTAAATTTGACCACAGTGATTTAAAGTATTGTAGTAGTTCAAAACATGAAGATGGCTCAATGTCACATTACTTCTATGGGGTTATCAATAAAGACACACCAATATTTATTGATTCAAATGAACATACAAATTATGAGTGGCACAGTCTTGATTGTTGTAAAGGTGATGACTTTATGGTTGGGCTTTGTGAAATATTGCATAATATAATACCTAACAAAGTAAAGCTTGATACAGAGCCTTTCTTAAAGAAGCTTACATATACGGTGGCGAGCTTCCTCACAAACCTTTATAATGCTGTGGGTAACAAAGAGCCTGAATATAAGGGGTGTCTGATGCTTAATATTACAGATGATATAATTGGTGAAATACAATCAACAATAGATCCTGATGATTTATATGAAGATGGAAGTGGTGAATACGGCATTGAAGATGAAAAGCACATAACAGTTCTATATGGTTTCTGTAATGACTGTCTGCTACAAGACATAAGAGAAACACTACCACAAAGCATTGATTATAGATTCAGTGACCTGTCTTTATTTGAAAACCAAGATTATGACGTTCTAAAGCTTGGTGTGGTTTCTGAGGATTTACAAACCCTCAACTCAGAGCTCAGAACTAAATTTGATTATAAGAATAATTACCCTGACTACAAACCACACACAACTGTTGCATATTTAAAGAGTGGTTGTGGCCAAAAGTATATTGCCGAAGTTGTTGATCAGGGATCCTGTTCAAGTTCATTTACTTATTCTTTGGGGAAGGCTTCAAAATTTGATTTATCACCTGAAATTGAAAAGTCTAGATCTGGTATATATTCTGATACATCTGAAAACAGGAAGCTAAAAAGAGTTGGTCAGAAGTACGGCACAAAAGGTGTTGAGGATAATCCTAATACAAAACCTAAAAAGGGGGAGCAGGAAGTAAAGAGAGAACACACACCTAAGGAACTTGACACTTATGCTAAGAAAACCTCTGAGGCTGATCTTGAGGAGGCAGCAAAGGGTTCAGACGAGGCTAAAAGGGTTGCGGCTAAAAAAGAATTAGACAGGAGAGAGAAGGAGGAAAGCCCTGAAGAGAAAGTTGAGGAAACTAAGGATGGTGAAAGTGAGAAGGGCGTTACTGATAATTCAACAGCAGAATATGGTGATACACCGGAAATAAAATCAAAAAATATAAAAACAGCAAAAGATATCCTTTCAAAATTGAAAGTTGATGCGGAATTTTCTGCATATTCAGATACAAACGGAATATCAGTTTATTTTACTGGGGTTAATGGTGAGAAGTATCGTGTTTCAGACCACTCAGTTTCTTCAAAACAGAGACTTGATAATGAAATACCTCTGTATTTTGACCAGAAACAACTTGGACCTATGGATAAAATCACTATCAAGCCCATGTTGGAATCTAATAAGAGAGCATTGGGAAATGTTGAAAAAGAAGAACAAAAGCAAACAACCAAAGAAACCACAGAAGATGCAAAGACTGATAACGACAAATAAAGATGAATTCTTAATTGAGGATACAGAACTCGAAAAGTCATTCTCTAATGGTGATATAAGCTCACAAGAATATTTCTCATTGCTTGAAAAGGCACAGTACCAAAAGGTAAAGGTGTGGACTAAGCGCAAGGATGGCAAGGTTTATTTAACAACAGTCAAAAAGAGAATCGATGAAGATATTGATCTTAATGACCCTAAATTAAATTGGGAAGAAACTGAAGTAGGCACACCTGAAACTATGGTAGGTGAGCAGATGAAGATAACTAAGAAGTCAGGTGAGGTTATTGAAGGCTGCATAGCTAACTTGTCTAATTATATAGACACCTACAGTAAGGAGCTGAAAACATATATGCTTGTTAATACTAAAGATGGCAAAAAGAAATCTGTCAATATCAGTATCATCTCTAAGTTTGAGAAGTATGATCCCACAGGTGGAAAGCCATCTGGTGATACAGATAAAAACGGGTACACTATCCTAAAGAATCTTGGTGGTTCAACTGGAGCACTCCTTGTAGAAAAAGGTGGTGTGAAATATGTTAAGAAATCAGCAGCAAGTCCTGAGCACTTAGCGAATGAAGTAAGGTCTATTAAATATGCAGAAGCCTTAGGTATGCCTGTGCCTAAAGTGATAGATTATAAAAAGGGCGAAGCTGTGTATTTAGAATACATAGCTGGGAATACACTTCAACAATTAGGTTCTGACACTAACCCAAGTGTTAAGAGTAAGGTTGGGAAATACTTCCTTCATAATGTTTTATTGATGAATCATGATTGTATAGGAATGTCCTATGACAATATGATGTTTGATTTAAAGGGTAATCCTGTATTTGTTGATCTTGGTGGTGCATTAGAATATAGAGCACAGGGGGCAATAAAAAAGGATTGGAATGATTGGCAAATTGGAAATCCTGTCCTTGAATTAAAGACGATGACTGATAGAAATATCAACGTCCAGACCGCTTCTATTTTTGAAGGGCTCACAAATGAAGATCTGCAAGAACAAATAAAGAGCATTGCAGAAGCTATGAATTCCGCTGATGTGTTTGCTCAAAGTTCTGTAACTTCTTCAAAACTCAAGGCTAGATTTGAACAATTGAAGAAACAGATCCTACCCGTTGATGAAAAGGTGAAAGAGAAACCAACTGAAGATATTTTAAAAACAGACCCTATAAAGAAATTAAATTATGAGAAGCTAAAGAGGCTTTATATTGATGAAATAAACCAAGCAAAGATAGTGGGTAGGGATGATATTGTAAAGTTTTATGATGATCTTGCACTAAATATGTCTTTTAGTTCTCAAGAGGAAATTGCAGCAGCTTCTAACCCTGGGGGTTATATAGGGCACGTTGCGTCTGGTGTTCCTCAAAAGTTTGCCAAAGATAATGGTCTCATCTTGAGAGAGGTTGAAGCTATGATTCGTCACACAGGGAATGCAGATGCAATGAATGGGATCTTAAGGAAATTAATTAAAAATACTGATGATGGTTACAATATAGATCTAAGAACTAACACAGAAGCTTTATTTGATAAGGGGAAGTTTGATCAACTTCTTAACGGTGATGAGGGCGATTCTTCGGGAAAAGAAAACCTATTAAGAGCTAGAGCTTTAATGTCTGCTTTCGCAAAGATGAAATCCAACAAATCACCTGACTATAAAAGGGATGTGACTCTGTACAGGGGGGTGGATCTTTCTCAAGGTTCAAAGAAAACGCTTTTTAATGGGAAAACTATTTATATGGATTCCACAGTTGCTAGTAATGGTATTGATAGACATAAATTTTTTGCTGGTCGTAGCACATATATAAGAACATTCAGTGCTGAGGGAATAAGAGTTACAGATATAAGTACGCATAGTAGTGAAGATGAGGTTATTACAAAGCCATTTGAAATGAAAATAATATCAAGTGCATACGATGCGGATAATAAAGATTTCACAACAAATAAAGCATTAATAACGCAAGAACCCGTTGGTTTCTTAACGGCCAATAAGAACTTTATAGGCAAGAGTTACAGACCAACACTAAACACAAAATTATGAGACTGGAACATGAAAAAATAATGGTGGAAGAAGGAATTCCATTATCGATGGAGACCAACCATGGAAATCTCTATCACTTTATAAAGCATTTTACTGCGGACTATACTTGGGATGAGTTTTTCAAGTGGGTAGTTGATAGAGAGGTCGAGGGCTTCACTGATGTAGAAATGAAAGCGTGTAAAAAGTTTGCACTCGACACCAACCCCAACTTTATGCCTCCAGATACTCGTATCTTATCCATGAACATATTTGCGTTTATTACAGAGTATTATATGAAGGAAATCAACGAACTCTATGGTTACAATAAAGTTGGGTATTATAATTTTTAACGATAACAAAATAAGGAAATGTGGTTAGCTACAAAAATGGGGTTCTTTAGTATTGTCATAAACACTCGGAACACCAACGAAAATGACGCTTTCATAGTAAGAGCGAGAAAGAGAGAGGATTTAAATATAGCATTCCCTCAAAAGCAGGTTATACGGACAACTGATTCTGATTATGCGGTAAGGGTGCAATGTTCGCAGGTTGAACTAAACCAATTATTCCAAGACTTTGCATCAACAATAGACTATCCTAACTTCAAAGGAGAAATAGCCAAAACAGAGTCCCAAAAAGATAAAGTGTCATTCTATTCAAAAATCTGGAGCATCATGAATGAATATCAAGGACTATTCGAGAAAGGTATTTATAATAGGTTTAAACATCTTGGATATTACTAGGGAAAAGAATTGCCAATATAGTTTTATAATAGGTCATTATTTTTTATTTTTACAAAAATTATTTATATGGATAGTAGTTTTCATTTCTTTGTTGATGCTGATATTGAGAAATCAGACAGAGAAGATCAACCTTGGTTAGTTGGGGGAATTGCTTCCACTGACGCTGTTGATTCACAAGATGAATCCCTTGACTATAACGGCTTTGATATTTCAGAGCTAAAATGGATTAACTGGGATCACGGCAAAGACTCAAGAGACCTGATAGGACAAATATTAAAGAAAAGCATAAATGCCGGAAAGGGCTTGTATATAGAAGGCGAACTATTTAAGTCTAAAGATCAAGCAAGAGAGGCATGGTTAACAATGCAAGACCTTTCAAAATCAGGTTCTGATATTAGGTTGTCTTGGTCAGTTCAAGGTAAGGTATTAGAAAGGTCTCCTGAGAACCCTAAGAAGGTAACTAAAGCAAAGCTGTTTCAGGTTGCACTTTGCCCCACGCCAGTTAATGGTGACACTTGGGCCGACGTTGTCTCCAAAGGGTTTAATTACACTGAGAAATCAATGGATACAGAAGCCACAGAACCTTTAGCTAAAGAAGATGTTGAGGGTGGCTTGAAGGATCTCGAAAAGCTTCAATCTGACAAAAAGAAAGATAAAAACAAGAAAAAATCCTCAAAAGATAAAAAAACATTGACCAAGGCACAGGCTTATCAAGAAATATTTTTTAAATTTACAAAAAATTCAGTAACTGCTGACAAAATTTATAATCTCATGAAGGGAATAAACGAAGAAATAACAGACGATACCATCGAAAAGGCTATGGGTATCCTTGGTCTAGCCAAATCTTACTCTAAGAAATCAGAAGATGATGAGGATCTAGATGATGACGCTAGTATGTCAGAAGAAGACGAAGAGGAAGAAGAAGATGAGCCTGTGGTTAAGGCGAAGAAAAAGAAGCCTGAAATGGTTGAGAAATCTGAATCTAATTCAACACTCAACAAATCCATTTCTGATTTGACTGATATAGTTAAGGGTTATGAAGCTAAATTCTCTGCATTGGGAACACTCCTAGTTCAGGAAAGAGAGCAGAATACAGATTTGAAGAAATCTTTAAGGGCCCTTGATACAAGGCTTAATTCTATTGAAAAAGAGCCTGTAAGAAAAGGCGTTCAGGTTGATTCGTTCAGAGAACGTTTCACACAAGAAGCAACCGACAGCGGAAAAACTGTCTATGATGTTTCAAAGTCAGAAGAGAAAGCAAACTTAGTTGACTTCATGTTCAATGGTTCTATTAAAGACGGTAAAGTTTCTGACAACATTCTTGCGAAAGGTGTGACAGAACTTGAGATGCACGGAACTTTGAGCTCTGTTACGCTTAATAGATTGAGTTCTATGGGTGTGGCTGTTATGAAGTCAAAATAAAATATTTAGCCTTTAGGCTGTCAAATTGTATCTGGTAGATAATTGTTAGCAATTAATTTTTACAAAAATGACAGTAGATAATTATCTAGATGTTGAAGGTTTCGCAGGATCGGAGTCACAGGGGCAAGACCTCTTGAAAGCGATGCAAGCTGGCCAGATAACAGGTAGAGATACCAACAACCTGTCGTTGACTCAGGAACCTCTCAAGATAGAGTCCTTAGAGAAAACGATGAAGCTCTTAGAGTTTAGGATGCAGGACGTTAAGTTGTTCAATGCAATGCCTAAGCTTACTGCTTACAATACCGTTGAGGAATACATCCAACTATCAAGCTACGGTTCTGATAGGGGTGGTTTCTACAATGAGGGTGAACTTTCAGACGTTGAGGATTCAACTTACATCAGACGTTCAGAGCTTGTTAAGTACGTTCAGGTAACTGGCGAAATTACAATGCAAGCGCAAATGGTTCGTTCTTATGTTGATGCCTACAATAAGGAGGTTGAAAACAAAATGATGTGGATCACACGTAAAATCAATGCTTCATTAACAAAAGCTGATTCAAGTATTGTTCCACAAGAATTCAATGGCCTTTATAAGCAACACGCCTCTGTAGGTTCTGGTGACGCTTATTTGTTCCCTAATCTTGCTGCCTACATGGCTTCACCACAGGTTGTAGATTTAAGAGGTGCTTCCTTAACACAAGAGGATCTTGAAAGTGCTGCAATCATAGTTGATGATAACTTCGGTAATGTTGATTCATTATTCGCTCCTCCTTCTGTTATCGGTGGTCTTGCAAAGGATTACTACCAGAGACAAAGAATTATGTTGAATTCTAATTCTCCTGCTGGTTACAATGGTTCTATAGGTGTTGTGCCTAAAATCATTTCAACCACTGTGGGTGATGCAGGATTATATTCTGACAAATTCATGAAGTCAAATGGTGTTGGTCGTGAAAGCTTCAAGTTGATCGCTAGTGGTGCTAGTTCAGCTAAGTCACCTAACCAAGTTGGAACAACTTCTACTGCCTTGAGCGGTGCTGATGCTTCTTCTAAGTTCACAACTGCTGAGGGCGGTCTTGGAACTATTTACTACGCTGTTGGTTCTATCAACAGATATGGTGAATCTCAGTTGAAATTAATTGACGCTACAGCAGTTACGCTGACTAATGGCCAATCAGTTGATTTGACTTTTGCTGCTGCCTCTGGCGGTGCTGGTGCTGCAACTGGATACCAAGTGTACAGAACTAAGGTGACTGCTTCTACTGACCCTACTGCTGACAATGTTCCTTTTTATCCTCTATTCAAAATTTCTGAATCAGAGAGATCAACTGGTTACGATGGTGGTGCTGCTGGAAAAGTTAGAGACAGAAACAGATTTTTACCTGACACTGAGCAAGCTTTCTTAACTGAGATGACTGAAGAGGTTCTTTCTGTTAAGCAATTAGCTCCTATCTCTAAACTTGATCTTGCGATCTTGTCTATGAGTAGAAGATTCATAACATTCTCGTTCCTTACTCCAATTCTTTACACACCAAAGAAAATGGTTAGGTTCATCAATGTTGGTGCTTACGTTGCGGCTTAATTAGTCACATCCAAAATGTTTCAAAAGCTGTCAACTCATAATTGGCAGCTTTTTCTTTTTAGAGTGAAAAGGTTTATATTTACAAAAATTTAACAATTAAAAAGAACAAAATGGAAAACGTGAAAGTATATTGCACACCATCAATGGGGACTAGAAATTTAATTCTACCCATTCTAGGTAAGGTTCAAGTGGTTGATAACTGTATAGAGATGACAGTCAGTCAATATGAAGAGTTGTCAAAAGTTGATATGGGAATTTCCTTGTCAAAGAATGCTGATAAAAAAGATGACATTGGCAAAAGGGATACTGGTGAAGAAATAAAAAGGAAATCAGAAACCGCTGAGCCACTTCGTAAGAAGGAGGAAAAGAAAGCCGAACCTAAACAAGAAGTTCAGGATGAAAACAGCGAACCAACACTAGAAGATAAGTCTGAAGCCTTCAACGAAAGCGTTTCACAATTGAAGCCAGCTGAATTGAGAGGAATGGTGTCACAAGTTTGTGATGAACTTGAAGTAACATACAGTGGTAGTAAGCTCGTAAAACAAGAAATGATTGACTTCTTAAAAGTTCACCTAGTTAAATAAGTATTATGCCACAAGTATCCTTAGATTTCAATTATTCAACAAGTTCTGATTTGGTGATTTCAGTTGCCCAATTGAAAGAGAGGTATTTTATGGGTATCCCTATCGTTTCACCTGACGGCACTTTAATGTCTGATGAAGATATATCGTTCTACATTAAAGCTGCCCAAACAGAAATAGAAACGATGCTTGACATAAAGCTTGGTAGGCAAATTATAACTGAAACTAAAGACTTCCTTCAGGATCACTATAGAAACTGGTCGTACATAAAAGCTACATACCCAGTGAAGTGTATTCACCAGATTGACGGCTTTGTTGGTACGACACGTCAGGTGAAGTATCCTGAGTCTTGGTTCAGTATTCACAGGACAAATGATGATATCGTCCACAGAACGATTAATATAGTCCCAACAAACCAAGGATCAATCACTGACCAATCTGTTGTTTACAGTGGTATTTACCCACAACTAGGGTATTATGGTTCAAGGCAGATACCAAACTATTGGACAATAACCTACACCACAGGATTTGAGAAAGTCCCAGGTGATATACTAAAGGCTGTCGGCATGATGTCTGCTATGCCTATTTTTGACTTATTGGGTGATTTAATTATTGGGGCTGGTATAGCTTCACAATCTTTGGGTCTTGATGGACTTTCTCAGAGTGTGTCGACCACGAGTTCGGCAGAAAATTCTGGATATTCTTCAAGAATAAAAAGTTACCAAGGGCAAATGAAAATCATGCTTCCTAATTTAGAGAAGCGATATAGAGGCTTAATTTTCTCAGCAGTATAATAATGGTATTGATACAAAGGGTTCCGAGTCCACTTTTGGCTGAAAGGGTTGATTTTAAGCTAAATCAATTTGAAACAGCAATCTATAAGAAGGGCAGTGATGTTTTATACCGCAAGGCTATAAAATGTCCTTGTAAAAGTAAAGGGTCTGGAAACCTGAGCTCATGTAAGAACTGTGGTGGGACGGGTTGGCTGTGGATTAATCCTATGAGGACAAGGATGATTGTTCAAAGTATGAATTTGTCACCAAAATACCTTGAATACGGTGAAGCTCTATTAGGAACCATTTCAGTTTCGTCAATGGAAAGAGACAGGCTTTCAAGGATGGATGAACTCACAATCCTTAATGTTGAAACTGAAAGTACAGAAACCCAATTTTTGGTTTATAATAGTACTGATTCACTTTATTACACCTATTCTGATTACGACGTAATTGATTTGTATTATTTGGCGATATTTGTTTCTGGTTCTACAGAATTAGTAAAGCTTGAACTAAATGTTGAATTTACTATTGTGGGTCGGAAGATAGTTTTTATTGATTCAGTTGATACAAACCATAATATATACGATGGCGCTGTCTCTGAGGATTTTAGTATTTGTATGCGCTACACACATAATCCAAAATACTATGTTTGGGATGTGGGCAGAGACGCTATGACAACAAAGGTAGTAACTGGCAGGAATGAAGTTGATGTTAAGATGCCAGTCAATGCCGTGGCCATGAGGGCTGATTTGGTTAAAGACCTAGAGAATTATTCTGGTGACAGATTATTAGATAACAGCTTTTTAACCCAGTGCGATGTTAAAGGGGCAATTTAGATAACAATAATAACAATTTAGACAATAATAATATGAATTCATTATTTGAAAATAACAGAAATAGGGTTGCAAAGAACCTTTTAGGCATGTACGGTGATTCAATTGAGAAATCAGAAGAACTACAAAGAATTGAATCTGCAAAGGATTTCCTTGAAAAAGGTAAGAAAGCTGATTAAATATGTTAAATCTTAGTGTACGTATACCAAATGACTTAGCTGCTGAGTTCTCCCTTACCGAGAGGCAAGTCAGAGATATCACTAAGGTTGTGGTAAAAGATGTGACAACTAAGGTTGCAAACGCATGGAGAAAAGAAGCTGGTAGAACCCTGAAATCAACAAGGCAGCTATATGTTGACTCTATTATAGAGATTGATAATGGTGATATGTCAGCAGCAATTGAATTGGTTGGTGACTTACCTAATAAAATAGAGAGCGGTTTCCCAAGCTATGACATGAAGCCTGATCTTTTATCAAGCCCAAAAGCAAAGCAAGGTAAGAATGGGAGCTACATCACTGTCCCTTTCACCTTTGGTAACCCACAGGCTCTTGAGGAAAACTTTTCAACTGTACTACCTGATTCTGTATGTGATGCAATATTGGGTAAAGATCAAGATGTCAGTATAGCTGGTGGCGTGAGATCTAAAGGGCTTTCTGCAAGTGAAATACCTGCTCCCTTTGACATTAAGCAAACCAAGAAGGTAAACATTCCAGGAACGGAAAAAATAGGCTCATATACTCATAAGCATTCAATCTATGAGGGTGTTGTCAGGCAGAGAAGTAATGTCACTAAGCAAAACACTTATGTCGGCTTCAGAAGGGTTTCAATGATGTCTGATCCTCTGTCTTGGATTCATCCAGGATTTCAGAAAAGAGACCTTGCCGAGAAAGCCTTAGCAATGGTTAATGTGCCCTATGAGGTGGGTCGTATATTTGATAAAATAATGGGTATATGAACAATGTAATTCCAGAATCAGTAATACTCAGCACAATTAACACCTTGATGAAATATCTTAGGTTGAATTTTGCGGCATCGGTTACTGAACAAGACTCTTACCTTTATAAACTTTGGGGGGCGTCGAATCTTGGTCGTTACGATTTCTTTGAACAGAGCAAGGAATTATTTATTAATCCTGGGAATCACAAAGAACCTAAATTCGTTAATGTCAGTATGGGATTTGACCCACAAAAGGTTTCTGATCCACATATCCATATAATGTCACAGAACTCCAATCCTGATGGAAAGGACGGCTTAGGCTTTGATGAAGGTTACAATCAAGTTATATCAGGTGTTGATGATACCTTATATGAGAACTATTACAACAGAAACTACAAACACACCTATAATTTATTAATAACAGGTGCGAATGAAAATGAAGTGATTGTGATTCTTTATACACTGTGGGCATTACTGATATCAGGTAAAGATGAATTAACAAGTAGGGGTTTCAACAATATCTCACTTTCTAGTGGTGGTGTAAAACTTGAACGACAGATAGTTGATAGGTTGTATATGAGGTCACTTTTCCTAGCCTTTGATTCTGACATGATTATACCACCATTTGCAATATCTGACTTAATTAAGGCGGTTGACTTAAATTTATCCGTCGAGAATGATTAATCTTATACAAAAGTTTTTTAAATTTACATAAATTTTATAAAAATATGGCTACATCTTATATATTCGATGGCAAGAAAGTCAAAATACCAGGAGTCTATAGCTCAATAAAAAGTGGTATTAAGACACAGCCCAGCGCACTTACCTTCGGAACGGCTTTACTTCTTGACACAGGAAAAGGCGCAGGTTGGGGTGGTGGTTCTGGAATAGAAGGAACACTACAGCAAGATAAAAATTCAGTTTACCAATTTAACGAGATTGATTCTTTCAGAGAATTTATTGGTGGCGGTGTTCTTTGGGACGTTGCTGTTCCATTATTCTCACCAGGAGGAGTTGGTTCAGGAATACAGGGGGTCTCAAATCTTATTTATGTGAGATGTGCTGAAACAGCTCCTGGAGCATTGGTTATTACCTGGGCTGGTGGTGGTGCAAATGGCGGTACATTAACTCTACAATCTAAATTAGAAGGGTTGGTTGCAAATGGAACTGTTACTTCGGGGAAATTAGTTGACGGGCTTGCAGTTAAAATGGCTGCCGGAACTGTTGATGCCGCAAAATTCACACTTTCTTTTTACAGGTCAAGTTACCGTGGCACAGACGGAACAAATGATTATGAGTTTATTCCTGCTGCTGACACTAAGCCTAAGTTGCTTGTAACAAGTATTGAGTTTGATAATATCCAAACAGTAATAGACTGGATGGCTGAGGATTTAACTTTCCAATCCCACTTTAATCTAACAGCTTCAACGGTCACCGGAACTGGTGAAGTAACTTCTGCCGATTTAGCAACTTATTTGGCATTCACACCTTTTGCTTCTGGTACAGAAACTTATAATTCAAATTCGGTTGATTCTGCTCTTGATGCCTTAGCTGACGTCGACATAGATTTTATTCTTACAGACAAATATGGCACTGCAGATTATAATGATACTGTCAATACAAAATTGGTTACTTGGATAGCAAATGTAAGTAAGACTCAACCTGACTTATATGTAGGTGGTGGTGATGACGATACAGAATTCACTGGTGCTGGTAGTTCTACTGCTATGGCAACTTATTTTGATTCTCAATATGTTAGTGTGGTTCATGGTTCAATTCTAAGAAACACACCAGCTGGTGTAAAAGAAAGAGATTCTTACTATACGGCTGCTTATGTTCTAGGTAGAGAAGCTGGCTTAGCACCACAAGTTCCAATCACTTTCAAGTCAATTAATATTGATGGGGTCAAGCACCAACTCAACAATAAACAACTTGGTATAGGATTAGATTCTGGTATCTTAATGATAAAAGAGGAGGGTGGTACTTTTGATATAGTGAAAGGAATAAATACACTACAAAGAAATAAGAACCTGATTAATCCTGATGGAACGACATCGAGTAAACAAGTCCGAAGAACAGCAAGACAAATAAACAAAGAACTTGTATTCAATATACGTAGGGATCTGTTGAAAGTTGAAAGCGGTGTTAATAGGGCAACCCTAACGGAGGAAGATGTTAAATCTTACATTCAAGGTTATTTAAGACTAAGAACGGCGAATAGTATAACTGACAATTTGATTCTTGGTTTCAGGAATATAGTTGTTACCCTTGACGCTGATGCTTATTTTGTCAATTATGAAATCATTTCAAACAGAGAGGTTTCGTTTGTATTCGCAACAGGATTTATCATAGAATAATAGATATATGGAACCAACATTCACTGGCGCACTAGCCATAGTAAAAATAAACGGTCAAGCCGTTGGTAAGATCCAAAACATAAGGATCACCGAAACTCCTTCAAGGGTTGATGTAAGGGAATTAGGAAACATAATCCCAGTTGAGTCACCTGTGGTGTCTTGGTCAGGTACGTTCTCTTGTTCCCTAATAGAATTTGACTTTGAAAAGGGTGGCTTGAAA